TTGGTAGCTTTTTCGATCTGGTCATGCCAAAACGGGCCGGGGTCTTCCCCCTCGTATGCGTCTTCGTAGGAGGCCATCAGCTACCCGCTGCAAAGAAGAATGTCACATCTAAGGCCGTGCCAGCAATCGTGGCATACAAACTAGACCCCACGTTAGCGGGGAATCGGTGAAACCCAATTGCCGGGGTAATCGTGCCAGACATGACCTCACCGCTTGCGCCGCCGTTGCGTAGCACCAATGTGCCCACGTTTGTGCTGTTGACGTAAAACCCGATCAACTGACATGGGCCTGTGCTAACCGCGCCCGTTGCTGTGATGTTCTTGTATCCACCTACTTCTGCTACTGGCTGGCTCATATTCTCTGCTCCTGTCGATATTCAGTCTCAAAGTCCCACAGTTCATCAAGTGTGATGGTTTGTAGGGTCTTGCCCTTGGGCGGTCTTTCGTCTTTAGCCTCGGCTTTATAGGCTACTGCAAGCATTCTAAAGGCATCTGCAGGGTGCGAACACCAGTCATGGCGGGGATTTTGTCGAAAAGCCTTCTTGTCTTCATCATATTCCCGCTGATATTGTCTCAGCGCCTCAAGCCCTTCATCACAGCTTGGGTCAAACCAGCACCGGGGTAGCACCATCCGCACCGCTTGGATGCCGTCTTGCACCCCAATCTCGGGGACGATTGCCAGCTTGCTCATGCCCAAATGCTCGGCTAACTGCTCGATGATTGACTTTCCACCGCTTGCCAAGGTCTTAGCCCGTGCGTCATGGGGCAACCAATGCCGGGTGTATATATACCCCTTGTCAATCACGGCTTGACAGATTTCCTCAATGCTTGCCCCGCTAACCGCATAGTAGTCCATAACCCTGATTTCGCCCCTGACCACTTGGTAGAACCAAATCGCGGTGTCATCTCGGTAACCCAAGTCCCAAGCGGTGTAAATCGGGCTTTCTGGCTCAAATGGCAACTCTTTGATGCGGCCCTCTTCATCTACCCGGCGCATCTCCAGCCCGTAAAACGCCCCCAGAATAGCGGCATCAAATGAGCATTCATATTCTTGATCGTACTGGTCTTGGCTTAATTGCTCTCGGGCGGCTCTTAGTTCTGTGTCTGGCAATAGCTTGGAGACTGAGGCCGGAAGTCTCAGCAAGAACCAATCTGGTGTAGCCTGACTGACCCTATATATGTCATGAAACTGGTTTTTGCCCTTGGGTGTGCCCCCAAACACCGCCCAGCCCAATCGGTCTGACAGCGTAGGCCGTATGACATTGCCCCAAACTGAGGGCTTGAAGTCGCCGTATTCATCAAGGTAAACCCCGTTAAACCCCAGTCCCCGCATGGCATCGGCGTTATCTGACCCAAACAGCATAATCTTTGCCCCGTTAACCAGTTCCACCATCAGGTCAGATTCATTGGTGGATTTGGTTATTGGCGCGGCGTAATACTTGATGTAATCCCACGCCACCCGCTTGGCCTGACTTCTAAACGGGGCAATGTAAGCATATTGGGCTTGTCTGTTGCCCTCGGTTATGGCCCGTTTAATCAAGTCGTTAATGGCGGCTACTGTCTTTCCAGCCCGTCTATGTGCCACCAAGCATGACCAGCGCTCTGTCCTCAAGTGAAAGGGCATAAACGCCTTACGGGGCGCGTAGGGAAGGATTATTTCTCTGCTGCCCACTTAACCACCATTTCTATCGGGCCTTCATCTGCCCCTGTTACCTCAGTCCTTGCCAGCTTGGGCACGTGGTACTCAACAACGCTTTGGAAGAGTTCAAACGCCTTTGCGGGGTTGGGCTTTATGTCTCGACTAGGATCGCCGTTAGCGACTTCATCAAGCCACTCGGTAAGGCGGTATGCGTTGCCATCAACAAAGGCGGCAATGGCCTCTCTAGCCTGTGCTGTGGCCTTGTTTGGAATGCCAGCTTTACGCCCACCCCTCTTCTTTTCAGATTCCACTACTTTATTTTGATTTGTAGTCATTTGGTAATCTTTTCTGCGTTGCGTTCAAGTATAGTTAAATTTTGTTCTTGACCCGGAAACACAACAAAGTTACTTGTTTTTGGTGTGTAAACTGCATCTAGCGCACCTATTAATTCTTGCTCGGTGGCGTTCTTGTATGCTTTTTTCATGCCCTCTAGTGCGTCATCAAAGGAATAGTCGTTGTTTTTAAAGTCTGTGGCAGCATGAAAAAATGCCGAGTCCCCACGATAGTTTGTGCCTCTACTTGCCTCATCTAAATATTTTACGCCTGTGATACCCATGTCTTGCAATTGTTTGGCTACTGCTGGAGGCGAATCATCAAGCCCTTTCATTCTTCGTTCAAATGCTATTTGTTTCAGTATTTGTTCGCCAGTTCCAAAACTTGTACCAATTTCTTTTTGATATGGATACAAGATTTTTTGCACTTCCGCAGTTTGTTCGCTTAAATGCTTATCCCAATCAAGCATTGTCGGTATCATTTCATCAGGTAAATCAGCTTTATACAAATTGCCCAAAGGTTCATTTTTTATTTTTTTCCCCAAGTAAGATTTAGCTTCATTAACCATTTGTATATGACGATCCAAATCCATTTTGGCCATGTCGTAATCAGAAACACCGGGCAACACTTCTTCCTTGCTTGCAGACAACATTTTGTTTTCAAGTGTTTTTAATTTTGGTTGCATATCTTCAATAAACTTTTGAGGATTACCACCTTTATTAACTATTACTTTTAAAACTGGGCTTTCTATAGGATTTCCATCGACAGTAGTAACAAATTTATCTAAATTTCGATTGCCAGTTAATGCGTTTCTGTACTCTGTAGCAACTTTAGGATTTTCGGCAACATAAATTCCATAACCATAGGCTTGTGCGCCCTCTCCTGTGCCAATCTTAGACGCATCAAATCGCTCAAAACTGTGCGGTGTGCCGTGGTAAACATCCAGCATCAAGGGCTTGGGCGTAATGTCTCCCAGCAATGATCTGGTGGGCTGGCCTGTGCTTGCCATTGCAATGTCTTCCAAGGCCAAATTAGCATAAGCCTTTGCCAAGGGTTTAACGGCTTTTCCTAGCCCCGGCCCTATGACTGTGCCCAATTCCTCCATGCCAGCCGTTTCGGGCCTTGCTTGGGTCATTCTTTGGGACAGCATCTTCATTATGTCTGCCGTGGTTGGCAATGCTGTCTCTTGATTGACGTTTACCCCGCCAGCGCCAAAAGACTTGTTTAGCCCCATTCGGGCCAATGCCTCTAAGTCTCCAGCAGTTCCCGGCACTTGCGCCGCACCACCTCTAACCAACGATTCCAGATTACTCAAAGACCCCCGCCCTATGTCGGCAAGCATTCCCAAAAAGTTGGGCGATCTGTACCCACTTTTTAAGGTTTGCAATGTGTCAGCGGTTATTGGCCCGGTATCTTGTCCATACCCAGCACCTAAAGCCGCTGCCAAATCTCTGTAATCAGCCATTTTTTACGGGCTTTTTGGCTTGATCGGCTTTGTTGTATTCCTTGGCTACCTTCACAGGAATCCCCGCCATCTTTGCAAATTTGGGGTTATGCGCCGCTGCCGCCATAAATTTCTCTTGTTTCTTTGAGGTGCTAGGCATCTTGGGTATCCTTCATTTTGATTAGGCCGTTGATCATTCTGCCTTTGGTGCGTTTCCATTCCTCAGAATAATCACAATCTTCATAATACTCAAATTCTGGGATTCCCAGCGTGTAGTGGGCAATCTTGATTCGCAAATGGTCTTGCTCACCCACCAGCACATTCCATTCTCTCGGAATTTCACCGATAAGTGAATCTGGCAACCAACCGAATCGGTGTAGGTCTGCCCCGCTGTTTTCCTCAATAAACTCAGGTGTCAGCACTTTGTTTCGGGGGTGGGCGCAGTTCCAAAGTATTAAACTTGACCAGTTTTTGCGCGGATAGTCCCGGTTTGCCGATTCCATTGGTGTGCCAATATATTTCCTCGGGTGCTTGGTCTGGTAGTCGTGTTTGACCACTTGCACCGCTTTGGTGGGGTCAAACAGCTTGTCCAGTTCGGCAATGTCACCCAGCATCAGCATATCAGCGCCATCTAGGAATATGGCCCGTCCTTGAAACCCCATAAAGTAAGGAATCAGGAATCTTTGATAGGTGAAGGCGTTTGTGCCGTCCCTTTGCTTACCAAATAGGGGGGTTATAGCCACCCCATCGGTTGATCTTTCAATCAGGCTTTGGCAGAAAACGTGATAGCCAATGGCCTCTCGGGGGTCATATCCTGCAAATATTCTGATCATTTCAGCGTTAAGCGGAAAAGGGTTGAATCAATCAGTTGGGCAATTTCATCAATGATGTTTTGCAACTGGGTGTCATCTGGCATGGCCTTGCGGTTGGTTTCCACGTACTTTGACAGGCTTTCAAAGTATTTCATGGGGTCTTTGGCATTATGAAAGTTCTCGGGAAAATTCTTTATCTTTTTCCCGTAACACCCCATGTAAGCCTCGGCAAACTGGTCTACCAAATCAATGATTGTGGTGTAGTAATCCCCAGTCGCCAGATGCACCCCAAGGCTGTCTGTGCCAAGGTGCATAAAGTGGGCAACTGTGCCGGAATGCAGTAGCGTACTTACAAAATCCGCTACATCTTTGTCTTCAACTGCCATAGCTACCCCTAAAAAAGAGGGGGGACACAGCCCCCCTAATGGCTACTGCCATCCCATTCTATCGGAAATGGCACATCTTTGGGCCATACGTCTTTTAAATTGTCAATCGTCCTGTAATGGGCTTTTTGCCAAAGTTCTTGGCGCTCTTCACGGCTTAAATCTTTGCCTTGGTCAATTTTGTAATGACAACCCAAACACAGCGCAGCCACCAGATTGTCATCAGCCTTAACCCCTTGGCCTTTGCCTCCGCCCCAGTTTGTGTGTGCCGCTTGCACCATATTGCCAGACCCGCAGGCTTGGCAGTCAAGGCTTGCCACCAGTTTCAGCAGCTTTTTTGACCTTATGTATTGGTGTTTTGCGAACAATTATTGTCTCCAATGTGCTAAACCTGTGCAAATTGGCACATTCATACCGCCTTTTGCGGGTGTTGCCTGTGGATTGTCTTGATTCCAGCACACTTGTCCATGTATTGCATTCTGGACATTTCATTGGTGCGCCCTGTCTTGCAGTCGATTGGTGGCCTCTTTTGTCCGCCAAATCTCAATGTCAAGCCTTGCCGCCTCAATCTCCCAGCGTAAGGTTTCCTCTTGGGCTATTGCCGCCGCCAGTCCTTTCAGCAAGGTGTGATATTCGGGGTCTGCGTATGCCTCACGCTCTTGAGCGTTTGCGGCCTCGTAACCCATTTGCAGGGCATCCTTCATCAACAAGGCTTTTTTAGACTTGCGAAATTCCTCAAGGTATACCCGCTGGGCCTTGGCATCGCCATAGGCTCGGGCTTTGTTGCGGATGTCTTGGGCGGCATCTTCTGGTTTCACTTCAAAACTCCAATCATGTGTAGGGCCGCTTCTGGGCCGTCAATCCTTGCCAACGTACCTCCGCCCCAACTTTCAAAAAAGTCGGCTTGTAGGGCCGTTAAACGCTTTCTAGGGCCATTTTTGACTTCCACCAGAAAGGTGTGCCCCTTGTATCCCACTAATAGGTCAACTGGTAGGCCAATAATCCAGACATTTGCGCCAGCGGCTCGCAAAGCACTAACAATCTGATCCTGATTTTGATCAACCCTCGCGGCGTATCGCATTCATTCGCTTTCGTAAATCTTCGGCGGCTGGCTCACCCCTGCGCCGCGCAATGTCTGCAATCGTTGTTTGCCACCAAGCAGTCGCCTTGGCTTTGCCCACATCCTTGATTTTCTGGTTGAACCTGTGCAACCATTCTTGCGCTTCGGTGTGTCTCAAAGTCTCCAGTAAGTTCAAGCGCTCGGTTGATAACGAAACGGGAGTAATTCTCATTTCCATCTTTCAATTTGTCTAACAATTGGTGGGCCTCAAAATAAGTCATTTTCCCCCTCGCAGTTGGGCCAAACGCTCGCGGATATGCTCTGGCATCGGGGCGGCGTTTTTCCTGTCTTCTTCCAGTTTTATCAGCACAGGGTCACGCTCTGGCTTGGCCTCGGGTATCTCTGCCCCGTCCCATCGTTGTTGATTCAAATAGACCTTGGGGGCTGGTATATACATCCCGTTGTCTCTCAACCATTGCGGGGTTGTTTTCATCCAATCAAGGTGTTTCAAAATAACGTTGATTTGGTAAAAATAGTAGTTCTCGGCCCACTTTTTTTTACAAGCAGCTTTTTCCCCTTTGCGGTCACATCTGGGGTAAGCCTCCCAAAATTCTTCAAACCCTTGATCTGTAATCTTGGGCATTTGTGGCATTCCAAATAAGTCATTCATTTGATTTCTCCATAGGTCTGACAAGGGTGGATAGAGTCCTATCCTGCCCTCTCCAGCGTTTGTCTTGTTCTACATTCATCATGATTCATCTTAATTAACAGACATTGCCCAAGTGCCAATGTGGGGTTGATTCGCTTATAAATTGGGCCTTGTTTCCACCGTTGTACCCAATTCTTTAACAGTCGCTCAACCAACGCTGTTCGGCAAATCAGGGGGTGTGTCCTGCTGTCGGTGTTTCTTGGGTTCAGTCCATGCAGACTATTAGCTAACGCGCCCTGACGGTCAGCGCCAAAAGAAAAAACCCCATGATGTTTTGGTGGGGCAAGTCCCGTTGGCATGGGCAAAGTGTTAGTTCGCCAAGAGTCTTCAGGGTTTCCCCTGCCGTGGTTGCCCACACTAGACACTTCTTTCATGCCCCACCGAAAAACCATGGGGTTAACTGCTCTTGGCTAACTATCAGATTGCCACATCTGACGTTTAAATTATACACAGTTTTTTGCTAGTAGCAAGTGGTGTTGCAATTACTGCCATAACAGCAAGTTGTGCAAGTCACCATGCGCCCATTCATTGTGTAGGTGCTGTAGGTGCAAGATGCCCAAACCAACGTGGTGCTGGCAGCAAACCAAATAGCCAAAAGTGCTTTTTTCATGTTTTTCCTTTTAAAAACCAATTTGGGCGCAATGCCATCAATTGCCAAATTCTTGCTTCGGGCACAGTTACCCATTGAGATACCGCCGCCCTGTTAATCTTAAGAATCCTTGCAAGCTCACTTTGTGACCCTGCCAACTGGACTAATTGCTCTTTTGTCATCTGAGCATTGTAAGGTAGATTAACAAAATAGCAACATTAGGGAAAGTCCCTATAAAAAAGACTTGACTCAATGTTAATTGTGCTTAACAATACACCCATGCCCTGAACTTCTCGGGGTCTTTTAAGGAAACTAAATGAAAGCAATCATCAAATCAGCTTTAGCAATTGACGAGCTGGCAAACAATTTAAAGCAAATCGCACAAGACGATAAAAAAGAAGTCACTCAATATACAGTCGCTGAAATTGTGCATGAGGCCAAATATATTTTGAGCTGCTTCCATGAAGATGGTCATATGAACAATGAAGACTTAATTGGAGATAACGGCCCAGAGCAACAAATGTGGGCGCGTTCTGAGGTTCGCAAACTCAAAGCATTCATCAAAAAATTCGGTTAAATAAACCATGTACTCAGAAATTGACGAATCAGAATGGGCTTGGGAAAAAATCCTAACCCGCCGCATACACCCAGACGATCAACCCACACCGGATGAAGAAGATGAAACACCCACGGACGATGAATGAGGCATTTCCTCACACAATGGAATACGGCGCGGCAATAGAAATCCATGTTGCCCATCACACCCTTGCCGAAAAAGTAATCAGGGTTTTGGCCTTGGTTGGTTTTATTGTGCTGGCCCTCGACTTTCTTGTTTGGAGGCCGTGAAATGAAGATCAAACTTACCGCCCATATTCACTACTTTAAATATTCTTGGCAAGATAAAGGCGAATTTCAAATTTGGTATGCCAAGTTAAAAGACGATGAAGACCGCACTTACGTTTGTGAGCAAGTGGTTGAGGTTGAAGTGCCTGACGATTACGATCCACGCGCACAGCAAATTGCAGCGTTGGAAAAGCAACGGCAAAAAGTCATGGCTGACTATCACAAGACAGTCACAGAAATTAACGACCGCATCAGCAAATTGCAAGCCTTGGAGTGCACAGCATGAACGCAGACGAAATCATTGACAACATCAAATTTATTGCTGACAAGCAGTATGAAGGCGAACCAGCCGCCAACCGCTTGGCATATCACGTTGGTCTGCTTGAGTCCCATTTGCGGGGTTACATCCAGACCGCCGAGATTGCACAGGAATACATCAAAGAATTGCAGACCCAATTAACAGCAAAGGAATCAGAATAATGGAAACCCCAATTGGCCCAAAAATAGCCGCCGCATTTGTCAAAGCCCAAGCCCAGTTTGGCAAGGCGCTAAAAACGTCTGTAAACCCTCATTTCAAATCTAAGTATGCTGACCTCAGTTCTTGCATTGACGCTGTTGTAGGGGCTTTAAACGCCAACGGCATAGGTCTTATGCAACGCACCTATGAATGCAAAGACGGGGTGATGGTTGAAACCATATTTGTGCATGAATCTGGGGAAGTAATGGAGTGCGGCCTACTCCATGTCCCGGCAAGCAAGCACGATGCAATGGGGTTTGGTTCGGCCTTGACTTACGCTCGGCGTTATAGCCTTTTAGCCGCCTCTGGCCTCGCCCCAGACGATGATGATGGTGTAGCCGCCAGTCGCCCTACCCCTAAGATTGACGCTGGAATGATGGCAGACCACATTGCCGCAATAGATGCCAGCGCCAACAAAGAAGAATTGCAAACCGCCTACAAATCAGCTTATGAGGCTTGCCAAGGTGATCAGGCTTGGATTGCCAAGGTGATCAAAGCCAAGGCAGACCGCATAGCCAAAGCAAAGGAAAAACATGAGTGACGAACAACGCACAGAGGAATGGTTTACCGCCCGTCTGGGCAAGGTAACCGCCAGCAGGGTCAATGATGTTATGGCTAAAACCAAAACAGGCTACTCGGCAAGCCGGGATAGCTACATGACGCAATTAGTCCTTGAGCGCATCACCCAGACCAAGGCCGAGGGGTTTACCTCTCAGGCTATGCAATGGGGGGTTGAACAAGAACCATTTGCACGGGCCGCTTATGAGGCCGCACAAGGCGTTATGGTGGAAGAAGTGGGGTTTATACCCCATCCCACGATTGACATGGCTGGTGCGTCCCCTGATGGCCTTGTTGGGGACGATGGCATGGTAGAAATCAAATGCCCCGAGAGCAAGGGAATGCTGGAGACCTTGTTAACCCAAAAAGTACCCGCCAAGTATTTTGCACAAATGCAATTTCAAATGGCTTGTACTGGGCGCAAGTTTAACGATTATTGTGTGTTTGACCCCAGAATGCCGCCCAAAGCACAGCTATTTGTCACCCGCATCCCACGGGATAACGCATTTATCACCGAGATGGAAGCCGAGATTGTTAAATTCTTAGCCGAAGTCGATTCCCAAGTTCAGCAGTTAAACCAATACATTGAAAGCCAACCATGAGCAAAATCAAAAAAGAAATCACCGCAATTGTCGGTCAGTACACCAACAAAGAAGGCCAGACCAAGAATCGCTATCAGCGCATTGGGTCAATCATTGACACCAAAAATGGCGATATGCTCAAACTGGACGTTATTCCTCTCAAAGAAAACGGGTGGGACGGCTGGGCATACATCAATGACCCACGCCCATACGAACCCAAATTGCAAGGTTTGCCAGCAGATAACGATGACGATATGCCCTTTTAATCATGTTTGAATTTATATTTCCACGAGTGCGTAAATCTGACCCGTTGACCTCGTTTGAGGCAGCGGATTCAGCCAAGGAATTGGCTAAAAAGCACGGGCTACAAATTGTTGCCTGTCTTACCCAGCACGGGCCGCAAGGCAAAGACGGCATCGCCGCCCACACAGGGTTGGATGGCAATCAAGTGGCACGGCGTTTGAAAGAATTGGAAACACTAGGGTTTATTGGTTTGACAGGCAAAACAGTCAAATCTAAGTCAAACCGCCAAGAACGGGAATGGCGCATTTTGGGAGATATAGCATGACCCCAGAGGATGAGGCTTTTGATGATCTTGCAAAACGCCAAGGATATTGGTCTATGCAGGGTTCACGCAAACATCAAATTGCAAAAATAGCCCATGAGGATGTGCATACCCACCCTGCTGAATTTGCTTATTTGATACGCAATGACGTTATTGAAGAAATAGCACAGCATTTGGAAACAAAATTTGCAGGGCCGTTTGGTCGGTCTACTGTTGAATCATTTTCAATGTATATCAGGAATATGAAGAAATGACACAAGAAGCATTGAAGCTGGCGCTTGAGGCGATGGAATCTGTAACTGTTGAATGCAATAATTTTCATCACCCAAAAAAAGACCAAAACCATGATTGGGCAAAGTGTCCACCTGTTGCCAGATGGGACAAAGCCATCACCGCCATCAAAGAAGCCTTGGCACAGCCAGAGCAATCATCGACGGTGGGCTACGCCAAGAAAATCGAAAGCCTGATTGCTGAGCGTGACGCTTTGAAAGCAAAACTGGCAGAGCAGCCAGAGCAAGAGCCTGTGGCGTGGGGCGTTGATTGGGGTAGGGCTGGTGACATTCCTTGTGTCAGCATCATCAAGCGGATACCTAACGGCGGCATTGAGGTAATGGCAGTTGAGTATGCGCCATACAGTTACACAACCCCACCACAGCAAGAGCCTGTGATTGACAAATCTACGGCGAAACGCATTGCAACTGCATTAGGATGGACACCACCCCGCACATGGATTGGGCTGACGGATGAGGAGATTGATTACTTAATCCATTTGGCATATACAGGTGATGAGGAGTTTGTGCAAACCATTGAGGCTAAATTAAAGGAAAAGAATTTACCTTGTATTAATCCAAAATGGATTTGGTTAACAGAAAAAGAACATGCCGACATTGCTGTTGAGTGCGGTTGTATGAGTGCTGATTGGGTGTTTTACGGTGCGGCAGTTGAGCGCAATGTCAAGGAGCGCAATACATGACACCAAAACAAGAAGATGCGTTGCGTGAATATCTGCAAGAGAGCATAGTGCCATTGATCGAAGAAGTACTTGTCAAGAAGTTGGGGCAAGCCATGACTTTTGCAAAGGAAGAACTTATTAAGCCAAAACGTGAGTGGATAGGGCTAACGGAAGATGAGCGAGATACTATTTTGAGATCAGATGGCAGTATTTTTGATTTAACAGAAGCCAAACTCAAGCAAAAGAACGGCTATGCCGAGGAGAAGAACACATGAACGGCGAAATATTGCCGGGAATTAAAGTTGTAAGCAATTACAAATTTTTGGACAATCGAGGCTATTTTGTAGAATTGTGGAATTCTGAAATTCCTATGCGAGGCAGCTATCGCCAGCTTAATTGTGCTTTTTCAACGTTTGGTGTTTTACGGGGAATGCACTACCAAGATCAAACAAAGTTTGTCATGCCAATTGTGGGCAAGATATTTGATGTGGTATTAGACCCAAACACAGGCAAATGGTTTGGAATTGAATTAGATACCTTCAAAGGTTTATTGATACCGCCACAATATGCTCATGGGTATCTGGTGCTGTCTGCCGAGGCAATTGTGCAATATGTTGTTGATGCTCCTTATGATCAAAGCAAAGAAAAATTATACAAATGGGATCAATTCAACATTGAATGGCCCACATCCATAACTCCAGTTTTATCTCAGAAAGATGCACAAGTATGAAAGCCAGACAAGTATTTATTGCCCTCATGACAGGCAAGGGTTATTCAGAAAAAGAATTAGCATGGGACGGGGAAAAGTTTACCCATCAAAACATGGTAATGCGCTGGAACTACTTTTTAATGGGCTGGGAAATGCGGGGTGTATGTGATTGAAATATTTTTGCTTTTGAGTTTGGGCGGCGCAATTACAATTGTTGCCGGATGGCTATTCGTTCAAATTCTGTTATGGGCCGAGGAATAGCGCTCGCTCGTCAATACGGCGGTTTTGCAAGCCTTTTAAGATTTTGCCCCCTGCCATACAGTATTTTAAAAATTCCTCACCAGCGCCCGTTTTATCGCCTCTAAGAACCTTTTGGCGTAGCGTTGAACGCTGGAGTGTCCCCAGACCGACATTAAAAGAAAAGCTAACAAGCCCGTCATACATACCTTGTGTAAGATCGACAGGACAGAAAAGACGCACCCCGCGCTCAAAACGTTGCAAATCGGTTCTAAGAATCCCATCTACTTCATCCGCTGAAAACGTGCGATTATCTTCTGGGCGTAACCCATAACTGTCTCTTTGATCAATCGGCATTTTTCCTTGATCTGGGTATAAAACATGGCCTACTCCTATTGTCCATAGTTTTGCTGGGCAGCGGTAAGGCTTAAACCTCACGCCTTCATGATGCTTGATCATCTCAATAGCTTTAGGGCTTATGTTCATGCTATATTTATTTGGGGTGTTAAGCCAGCATTTGAGGATGTCGATGCGTAGAGTTTTCTGGCTTTCTTCTACGCCCAGTTAAAGACCAAATCAAGCCCCTATTTAGATTTGAATGCTTGACCGCCAAACCAAAAGCTAACGATACATGACCAGATAATTTGTGTATCGTCATCCCATAATTGGTTAAGAGCAACGTCAAAAGCCACCCCGGTGTGCCATGCGTAATAAAACCCAAACACCTCAACAAACATAAACATCACAAACATTCCGTAAGTGATGACAGAACGGGTCGCAGCCCTCATGTTTATTACCCATGTAGATGCACCCTGCCCCAAGGCTATATCGTGCGCGTACAGGGCTTGACGCTCTTGCATTTGGGCTTGCACCATTTGCACATCAGCAATAATCTGAATTTGCTCAGTCTGGATATGCTCGATGCGCTCTTGGGCCTCTAACCCGGCTTTTTTGAGGGTCAGTTCCCTTTCTGTCTGCATTGCAGCTAATGCCAGTTCATGCTTTTTGTCAGACTTGTCTTGAATGAAATCAAGTATCTTGGGCAAACCGCCCATCAAAAAACTAATTAGGCTTGAAAACAGGGTTAGCATTTTTTCTTTCCTCTTCAATTTGCTTTCGCAATTTTTCCACTTTTTCCATTTGGGCTTTGGCCTCGCGCTTGGTCACCATAGTATCCACGTACATCATGCCAATCAGCGGCAAAAGCATCGCAAAAACAATGACAAAAAGTATCAGGACAAAAACGTAGCCAGACGGCCCTTGTGATGCAGACTGATCATCCACATCAGGATAATCAGGTAGGCGGCTACGAAAAGAACCAGCCCCGTTTCCAGCGCCCTGTCCAGTATTTTGTTTTTTAACCTTTGTCGCCGCCATTCAGCCACCCGTTTTTTGTGCAGTTCCCTTGCGTTGTCCTCGGCCTTTTGATCAAGTAGCCTTTGATACTCTTCTACAATTTCACGCCAAAGATCGGGTTGTCCCATCTCCCAGCGCACCATTTTCTCAAGATCAGCATAAAACTGCTTGGTTTGCCGTAGGTACATCACGTTATCAATGGCTTGGGTGGCTAGATCGTCTTTAATTCCTTTGCGCTTGTTTTCTTCACGTTGTACCTCGGCCTTTTCATGGCTAGATTCAAGTTCTGCCTGACCCTTGAAAAACGATGATAAAGCCCCGCCTACCTCGCTTGTAATTTTGGATAAATCAGACCCGGTTTTCTTCAAGTCCTGATAAACAGCTACACAACCTTTTATGCCTTCATAGGCCGACTTGCATAAGGCAAACGCCGTAATGGGGTCAATTTCATATCCCCAAAATCTTTTTGACAAACTCGCCAGCTACACCCGGCCCAAACAGCACAGCAACAATCAGCACATACAAAAGAACTTCTATTTTTGTCATGCGTTTATCGCCTTCCCGCAATGATCGGTCAATGGCGTTATATCTTTCCAGACATACCGCCTCATGCACCGCCAAACGGGTCTCTGTGCTGTCAACCATTACGCGCCTCAAGTGCTGTGATTCGGTCAGTCAGGGTTGTGATAAGGGCTTGCTGCTCTTGGATAGCTTTAATTAGCATTGGCACGAAGACGCTGTACTTTACAGATTTGGTTGTTGTGCCAAGGTCATTACCTTCTTTATCACGGTCAGTAGTTTCATCAACCATGCTCGGGAAGATTTGCTCAAGTTCTTGGGCAACAACGCCAAGTTGTTTTTGCTGGTCGCCAATTATGTTGTAGTTCACCACACGAACTTGATTGAGCTTTTCTAGCTTTGGTGTTGCATCTGTTATGTTCTCTTTCAATTTAATGTCGGAAATAGCACCATAACTATTGTTGGCATTGGTTACATTGCCATCACCCCTAACTTGAAATTTAAGCGTAGAAAAATTATCTGTAGTACCGTTTCCACTATATCCTTGAATTAAATTCCAAGCTGTGCTTGAGGTGGTCAAGCAACCTACTTGAAAAACACAACCAGTATACGAAGCACTACCTGCTGCTGTTGCAACTGTTGGAGCAGTTGTAGATGTAGAACCTTGTAAGTTAACTCGGCCTAAAGAATTACCACCAAGAGCACCAGTAGTCCCCACCAGCAAGTTACCGCTGGAGTCGATACGGGCACGCTCTGTGTCGCTCGTGTAAAAAGAAAGAGGAGAAGCAGTCTTAGTGCCAAGGATTGTTAATCCTGACGATGCGTAAAAGATTGAGGTTGCCGTTCCAGCTACACCCAATGTCATCATGGAAGTAGTTGTGCCGTTAACTGTTAAATCTATGCGGTTTGCGGCTGAACTAAGAGAAGAAGTGCTACCAACGCATAAGTTACCGCTGGCATCAAGGGTCATTGCTTGGGTGTAAGATATGGTTGCATTTGCTGAGCCTGATGCAGCAACATACCATTGATGCGTACCAGTATTTTGTTGATATTTAGACGCATATCCTGTTTTTACATATTTGTATGAACCACTTGCGTAATAGCCGTTTTGGGATAATTCTAAATAATCACCGCCTGTATAGCCAGCTAAAGAACCGCCCGTCATCTGCAAAACGCCCGTGTAGTTTGTCCAAGCACTAGGCGTAACACCCACACCAAAATTTGCACCATCAAACACCAACGCACTACCCGTAGTCAGCACCTTTGAGCCGTTGAGGTAGGCCACACCATTGGCTGTGCCGTCAGAGATAGTCGGGCCAGAGATAGTTGGCCCTGTAGCCAGTACATTGTTGCCTGTGCCTGTATTGGTAACACTCACAAGCCCCTTAGACGCATCTGTAGCCACCGCGCTTGATGCAGTCAGGCTAGAAAAAATTGGTTGTGCGCTAAATGTAGCCACACCGCCAAGGGTCACAGCACCCGCCACATTAGCCGTAGTGCCCACATAAAGCGCTTTGGCTATGCCTACACCACCAGCCGTAATAATTGACCCAGATGTGGTGTTTGTCGCATCTGTCACCAACGTAGAGTTAATGCCCAATGCAAAGGGAATCCGCGCCGTTGTAGTTGTCTGTCCATCCTTGGTTATGGCAGTCGATAAACCCGTGGCAAGGTCAGCAGTAAGCGCATTAAAGACTGTGCTGCTAATGGATGTGCCCGTTACTACTGGTTGCCCAGATGTGTTGATTTGGAATGTTCCAGAGCCGTTGTACGACATGATTTAACCTTACTTTGTGAGCGCGTCAACCAACGCATTGTAATTAATGGATTCTTGAACTTGTTTTTTTACTTGCTGATTTTCTGCAAATTCTGATGCGGTTTTTGCAAGTGGGAAATTGAGTTTTGCCAATTTATCCAAACCCCTGATAACAACATTACCCGTGTTGGAATAGTTAACTGTTCCCGGTGGTTTAACCAAGGCATCTGCTACAGCGTCTTTTACATCAATCAAAGTTTGCCGTCCTTGTTTGCCAAACATATAGGCTAACTTGTCTTCTTTGTCCAATGTATCAATGGCAGTTTTTAGCTTGGCAAACGACAAATCACCGCTTGCATTTTTTTGCAATTGATCTTTTAGATATTGGATGGTTTGGCCTTGCAATTCGGCATAGGCTTGTTGACCTTCTGGGCCACCCTTTTTAAGTAGTTTTGTAACAGTTCGCATTTCCTCTAACGAACCATCCAAAACAACGTGCCCAAACACATCATCAAGGGCCACAGCACGATCAGCGTAACCGCCGCGAGTGCCTAACAATTTAGCTACTCTATAGGTGTTTTCAAAGTCTTTGCCTAACTCAGCACGTTGTTTTCTAGCGGCACGATAAAGATCACCACCAGCGCCTTCGGTCATGTTGTTAATTACGCCTTTGACCTCTTTCATAAACAAACCAGACGCTTTGCCCGGTTCACCTAATTGACCAGCAGATTTATACAATTCTTCCAAGTCATCAATAGTTACTTGACCATTTTTAACTTTTTTCAATGTGTTTAGGTCTGCTTTGATAGAATTAATTTCTGGGACAGAAATAGCTTTTCCGGCGTTGGTTTCTAACCATTGCTCTAAAGGCGCGGTGCTGACCACTTGCTTGGTTTCCCCAGCATCTCGGGCCGCTTGATATGCGGTGTCAACTAACTGTTTTTTGTCTTCAAACTGTTTAACCAAATTTTTGTCAACAACCCTGCCCACATTTCTAAAGTTGGACATATAGGGAACTTCCCGTGTTCCCGTTTCTTCTGCCAGTTGATCAAAGCGGTTAAGTATCTGTGACTTTTGGCCTTCTTTGAATTGCAATAGTGCTTTAGCCAGTTCTGGCTTTTCTTTGACAATATCGGATTCAAATTGCAATTGACCAAAGTCTTTTAATTGCTCACCTTTGGTTAAAGGAATATTTTGTGTTTGTGCCCGTTCTGCGCGTAACAATGCTTCATTGGTAGAGGCCGCACCCATACCCGGCATTTGTGGTTCTTGCGGTTTAAGCAATGCCGCCATCTTTTGCACATTTGGGTTTTCGGTTGTAATTGTTGCCCCACGCTGTAAAAGCGCTCTGGTTTGTCCGGCGGCTGGGCCTGTCAATGCTTGCAATGTTGACCCGGTGCTACCTAATGTCGGTGGCAACGCGCCTAATGCCTTACTCATTGCACCAACTATATCCGGGCCTGTTTCGGTTCTGGGTTGGTAAAACTGACCAGCCATTTCTTGCGCGGCGGCTTGTCCAGCGGCACGGCCTTGTGGTGTGCCATAACCGCCAACAGCTTGCCCGTACATACTTGCAAGCGGTGTAGCAACCATTTTGCCAATTTCACCAGCAATAATTGCAGGGGTCTCAACAACGCCCAATAACCTGTCTTTTAAACTAGGTTCTTTCTTAGGCAATGTAATCATGTTTTCATTGCCGGGAATCATCCTTTCGGATGACAATCCTATTTGCTGATAAAACTGCTGTTTGGGAATATCCGCATAGAATTTTTGATGCAACGCATCCGCTAACTGAACGTCAGGAATGTCGTTATATTGGGGGAATTGAGTGCGAACTTCCTCAAAGGTTGCCATTATTGCCCCCTTGGTCTAAGACCTAATGGATCATTTGCATTAGACGTAGAAATTTGTCTTGCGCCTTGTGGCCCAGCTTGCACAGTCATGGCTTGAATCGCTAAATTTCTTGCCGCTTGCTTTTGTGCAATTACGTTTGCTGTATCCCCGGCTTGCGGGAAATACTTTTTTTCTTCATTGGCAAACTCTGACGGGCTAATTGAAGCCCCAGATTCTTTGCGTAGTACAGCGGTGATAAAGTTTCTACGCGCTTGATCAACTTGCTGTTGTTCTGAACTTGGCCCACCCATAAACCCCGGCAATGGGTTCATTATTGCGCTAACGCCCTCGCCTAGCTTTTCACCCACAAATGGAGTTAAACCAACTGTGCCGCTAATAGCTGAACGAATTGCACCCGTGTTAGTTACACCTTGCTTTTCCAAATCGGTGATGATTTTGTTGGCCTCTGCCATACGCATACCATACGCCGTGGCATTGCCTTGTGATTCAGTCAAAGGCTTGGGCACAATCTGTTCTATTGCGGCGGCTTTAGCCACATCTTGTTGCATTTTTGGCGTTAGCGGCGTTTGACCAAAAGGCGTGTAACCAGTTTGGCCCATAGGCGCACCAGCAGGGGCACTAGGCGCACCTGTAGGCTGACCCATAGGCGCACCCATCGGTTGACCCATTGGGGCGCTTGTAGGCGCTCTGCCAGCTTGCATACCCGTATTGAAATACAGTTCTTGTGCGCTAATTCCAATTCGAGCAGCGTCATTAGCCAATGATGCCCGTTGATTGGCACTAAGTTGACCAAATGCACGATCAGATATTTCGCGCTCTTGTTTAAGTCGCGCAACTGTTGCCGGGTCAATTTCTTTTGATATTGCTGGGCCTACAGGCTCAAATGTGTAAGGATTTCTTGCTTGTATTACGCCATTTGTGTCGGTTGTCGTTAATTTTTCAAGCGGTTTTAAAAGGCTGTAATCTTTGCCACCAGTAGCCATAAACACTTTAACTGAATCAGCCGTGTAATCCTTGGGATTAAGTTTGGCAAACGCTGATTCTGCTGGTTTCATCAAACTACTAAGCAAAGCCCCACCAGCCGCTTGAATGGTTGGGTTAGCCTGTGCACCCAATGCAACCGCTAGGGCTTTTTGCATATCAGGTGCTACAGCGGGTTCTGCTTGTTTGTAATAAGTTTGTTGAATAACCTCGCCCATATCATTTCTAGGCAATGGCGTGGCCTCTGGGCCTTGAACCAAATCAGCACCGCTTGGGGTAAAGTTTTGTTGAGGAATAAATTGCCCTGCAATTTCTTTTTTACCTTGTATAGCATCAAGAAATGACGCAACTTCATTTTGACTTTGTTCTCGGTACTTTTCCGCTAATGCTTTGGCCTCGTCTTTAGCTTCTTTTTCTTTTTGTGCGCCTTTGTAAGATTGCAGCATTTTTGCTAAACCAGCAAAATGACTAATGGGCACACCCATTTGTTGCGGTATTTCCAGCGGTTGCATGGCCTGCTGATTAAGCATTTCAGCCATACGCAATTTGCGCGCAATCGCATCGGATTCTGCGCTATATGGGGATAAATTTATATCAGCCATTTTTTATCTTCCCAGCAATGATGAACCAAGTTGATACAGACCAGCCGTGTTTACGTTTGCCGCATTCATTTGTTGGTTATACAAATTTTGATTGAATGCTGACGTTTGTGCCGCCGCATTTGCAATTGGTGCTGGCGCAATGTTCGCTCCCTGATAAGCGGCAAACTGTGGGTTTTGTATTTGCGATTGACCTGTAATTGCAGAAATCTCATTGATCGGCAATTGTCTTTGCATTAACGCTTGGGCCATAGCTTGCTGTTGAGCGGTGTTGGCAAACTGGCCTTGTTGCATATTTTGGTTTGCTTGTTGAGCAACCATTGCATTGTTGGCTTGTGCCGCCGATTGGCCTTGACCAAAGTTTTGTGCAATTGCTTGATTTGCTGCTTGTTGGTTTTGCAAACCAGCCCCAAACCCTGCAAGGTTAGCGGTGTTGGCAAAGTTACCAGTATTTAATGCTTGACCATAACCTTGTTGGTTGGCGCTCATGTCAAGATTTATGCCCTGCAAAGCAGCTTGTGTGCGCTGATCGTTTTCTTGTTGTCCAAGGATTCGGGCAGCGTTGTCGTATGCCTCTGTACCGGGACGCAAACCTTGGTTGATCAATTGGGTTTCTGTGCTAACCCGGTTTCTTGCCAAGGTAGGTTCAAGACGGGCCATGATTGCCTCTTGCGCCGTCATTCCAGCGTTTACAGGCATCTTGGCTACACCGCTTAAATCAAGGCTAGTTTGCAAATTAGGGCCAGTTACACCGCCTTGTGCTGTGCCATATTGACCGCCTGTAGGCCCAGCTTGCAATGTTCCCGGTGATGCCAAAGAGGTCTGAACCGCTGGCCCACCAAAGGAAAAAGGTTTGCTTAACACCCCAAAAGCATTGGCATATCCAGTATTAGCCAAGTCTGCCATGTTTGCTTGCAGACTTTGTTGGGAAGTGAGCGCCTTTTGCGCCATTGGGTTTAGCGTCTGCGTTACTGTCGGCTGATCATTAGCATAAGTAACAGTCTGCGTCCCGTAAGGATTAACAATATTTGGATTTGATAATTTTGCGGTTGTTCTTGCAGCCTCTAAATTAGCCACTCCTTGAGCATTAGCCGCCGCCGTAAAATCGGGCGTAGCTGGCGCAGCAGGGGTAGATGTACCAGCAAAAGCGGTAGATGGTGCGGCAAGAAAGTTAGTTACAGCACCGATTGGGTTATCAAAAAACCCAAATTCAGGCAAACCCGTTTTTGGGTTGGTCGTTCCAGACCCGCCCATAGCCTTTAACATTGCCGCCTCTGTGGGGTTTATGTGGGCAAGGATAGTGTCCCCGCCTCGGCCCTTAGAACGTAGTTGTTGTGCTTTTTCAGATAATTGCATTTATATCCCCTTACAAAGTGCCGCCGCCTTGGAAAACCAAGTCAGACGCTACCCATTGAACTTGAATCCCATTTGTCGCTGTTTTGATCACCGGGGCAAATGTGTAGCCAATCTCAGTTACACCTTGCCATTCGGCGCTCGGCATTAACCCAGCACCCCAATTTGCTTGATCCCACAGCGCCACATCCCATAAACCATATTCTTGTGCCGTAGTGCCCAATTGCACACTCAAATCGGACAAGTTGTAATCCACGTTTACGTTGCCGTAAAGTGCTGGTGACCCATTGGTGAATAGGTGAAACCTGATCATCTGGCATTGCTTTTGTGAGGGTACGCCGTAGGTCTGAAAACTTTGAATGGCAAAACTCTGGATGCTGTTTACATCGTCAACAGTCCCATCCCACGCCAAACCTACAAACCCGTCCCCACCAAAGTAAGGATTATCCTCGTAGAGTTCCCAACAATTAGCGTTCCAACCCGTAAAATTACACCAAGATTTAGTGATGTTGTTCATCACATATTGCTGTTGCTGGCTACCCTCGGCAATCGGCACGTTAAGAATCAACTGGTTTTCTTTTGGGTAATACAGCAAATGCCACCCAAAATTAGCCCCATAAGTCGATATAGCCGCGCTCATGGCGTACTGAATTTTATTGGTGATACTTACCCTCGGGTCAAGTCTGGATGACTGCAAAGCACCCGACATAGGCACTACGCCATCTTGCGTAATGATCAACAAATCCCCGCCAAACTTAGTCCAACAACGCCGATTTATGGGCGATCCAATGTTGTAGACCCCGATTAAGCTAATGCCTGTTGGGGTGGTGGGGTCAGTCAGTCGCCACACCAAAACCTCGCCATTGCTGGTTATAAAGGCCAAATAGTCATCCATGCCATAACCAGCGTCTAGCGTCCAGTTCATCCCTGCCATGATGTAGCCGCCCATCATCACCAGACTGCTCATATCTAGCGCTGTAGCCGCCCCAGCAATTGAATTAATTGGAAGATACCAAGCCTTCATTGAGGCGTTTTCCACCAACCAAACCCGGTTTTTAAACAGGTTAATGTTGACGCAAGTCGAGGTATCCACCCCGGTTATGTTCCATCCAGCGCCATCCCCATCGGTATGCCAAGCAGACCCATCATAAAATCTCAGCTTGTCAGCGCCGTTAACCATCATCAGATATGACCCGGCTGTGGTACGCATATTCACGTATTGCCACCGCGCATTAGTTAAACTGGTTAGGTCTGGTGACCCCACAGCACCACCGCTTGTGATGTCGTAAACCTTGGTTGTGGCAGCGGCAAACAGCTTATTAGTCGCCCCTCCAGAATAGGCCATTACAGTCTCAACTTGTCCCGTAATGCCCGTGGCGTACTTTGTATAACCATTTCTGAGAATGACCGAGTTTGTACCGGGCCACCAATTAGTCAGGGTTACCGCATCTTCAACTGCCATTGCACCTAGCGAATCTCGGGCGTTCCATCCCCCAATAGGCGCGGGAATGCTTACAGTCGTACTCGCTTGAGTACGCATCTTCCCAAATCGACTAAATTGATTCAGCATCAGACTGTGGGCCAGTTACCATCTTGCACACTCCACGGGCCTACCAATTGGTTCATTCCGACTGGGGCTAGACTCATGCTGGATACAGGCACATCTTGCGCCTTTGAGTAACTGAGCGCACGGGTAAATTCACCCAGTTCTACACCAAAGTCCAGTTTTTTGGCTTTCAAGAAATAGAACTTTAATCCCGCCATCATCAGGTCATCGGGGAAAATACAGGTGTCTGTGTCTGCTGTATATGCCGATTTTGACCCAACGCTAGACCCAGCCGCACAAACCCAATAATTTGAGACATACTCAAACGAAAAGTTATAGACTGTGGTCAGGGCTTGGAATATTCGAAATTTGTTGTTGTAGATTCGATAGCGCTCGCGTGGCCCGATACTGATAATGCCGCCCTGCAAGAATTGCCAATCCTGACTTGATTTAGTCCCCAGATTGCGCCAATGGTCTGTCCGATCCCAGTTTGTGTCTGAGATCATGCGGTCATACCCTGCGGGTAAGTCGTAATCCTGTTTAGCAAATGTCAGGCTAACTGAGGCCGTGCTGGTGGTTACAGGCATATTCAGCGTCACTTGAGTGTTGCTGTCAATGGTCAAAATCTCAGCAAATGCCGCTTGACCCGTTCCTGTAACAACATTACCAACCTGTAATCCCGCCGTGGTGGGGATTGCGGTAATGACGCTACTGTTTGCGGTAATGTTGCCCGTGGTGGTAATCGCTGTCTGGGTTTGCCAGATATACGCTTGCACCAAACGCTGCCATTCAAAATCCCTTACCAAATCCTTACCAAGGCGCTGGGCCAAGGCAAGAATTTGTTGTGTCTGGTTGGTAGCTGACCCAATTACTGAGGTCGGTTGAACTAACCCGAGTTCGCCCGAGACTTGATCAACCAACTCCAATAATGTGTAGGACATCTATTCCACCAATTCCTTTTTGGGTCTGCCAGCTTTCTTCGCTGACAATTCGTCAATCATCGCACGGAGTTTCGCCATTTCAACCTCTTGGGCCTGCAATTTTTCATCGGTTTCGGCGCGAATCTTGTCCATCAACTGAGAATCTTGGGCAGCATCTATAAATGCCCGTGCTTTAGACCTCAATTCGTTAAAACCCATGATTTTGTTGCCAGCCGAGTCCGCAAGCTGTGCAAACTGGTCAATGGTGAAAATGTGCAAAGCCTTAAATTCGGCCTTTTGAGTCTCAGAAATTGCCATCCAAGCATCAATAGGCGTACCCGTGACTTTTTGCTCTTTCTTTTGCTCAAACCGCGCCCATTCCACAGGGAAATCTTCCATGTCTTGCATTCGCATGGGGCGGTCAACCACCAAAGTCGAGTCACCGGGCACAAGTTTTTTGATAAAAATGCGTTCTTCAAAGATTGGACGCTTTTCTAGTGCGGTTTTGTGGTTGTTTTGAACCTGTACCGCATGAAAGAAAATGTGCATCTTTCCCCGGTTGTTGTCTGCAAAATTCTCATCTGTCCAGCCAGCGCCTTCGTTTCTCATATTAGCCCCTTAGTTGAATTGCGGTCTCTTGCATCAGACCATCACCGAAAAATGCAACCTCTGCATCCTGAGTTTTGATGAATTGCTCCATCTCCATCGCCGCTTGTAACATTTGCTTTGTGGTCTGAAAAACTCTGTTCCCAGCCTTTGCAAATATTTTATCTTGTTCCTTGCCCAAATGCTCTGCGGCGTGTCTCTGAGTGGTAAAACTGCAATCCATCCCATGAATCTGAAACCGCCTGTAACCCAGCGCCGCCATCACATTCATTGACCTCATGCCCACAGTAGACCCCCCGCCAATCAAACATTTCATGCCCTCGGGGTGGTTTTGAGCAACCCATGCCACAGTCTCCAGATCATCCCCGTTAATCAAGTGCCATAGACGCACTTTATGGCCCTTTAAGACCTCCCAAAAGTCTGGGTGACACACAGATGCCATAAGGTATGTTGTGCCCTTCTGGGGCTTTTTAAGCATTCTGGCCTTGTGCGCTCTGGGGTCACAATCCACATGGAAATCGGGCACTATGCCCCTGTCCACCAGATAGTCATGCGCCCCCGAGACAGTCACAATCGGGCGTTTTATCATCTTCCAAGTGTCTGCAAGGCTTGGCCCGTAGCAGACAATGGATGCCCACTTGTCGTTAAATTTGCCCCGCTTTTTGAGCATTTGGCTTTTTGCTAGGGCCATTTGCGCGTGGCGTTGATCGTTGCTCAAGACCCCTTGTAGCATTCAATCCTCATGTCTCGAAATGGGAAATGATAGCGCGGCTCGCAAAACTCTATGCGCTGTAACCCCGCCGATTCCAGCATCAAACGCAAGGGTGTCTGAAACCACCCCCATCTGTGACACATAGCCTCGGCTTTGTATTTGGGATCACCATACAAAGCAAACAACGACATAAACGGCTGGATGGGTTCTTTGCTGACCACACAGTTATGGATGTAAGCAAACACTTTGTCCATACATGGCAATTCTAGGATCATTTTGCCACCGGGTTTAAGAACCCGCATCCATTCAATCAGCAAGTCCCGCACTTCCCATTCGTAAAAATGCTCTAGGACATGGATTGCCGCCACAGCATCGGCGCTATCGCTTGCAATCTCCAGCTTTCGCAAGTCGCATTTCAGATCAGAAACGTCTGAATGCAAATCAACGTTTATCCAGCCGTCCCATTTTTTAGTTCCACATCCGAGGTTGTAGGCCGTTTCGTAGCTGTCTTCCACATTTCGATCAGTATTTGCGGCGTAAATTTTTCCTTCACGTATTGTTGTGCCACCAAAATATCGCTCCTGACGTTCTGCTGTCGTGTCCATTCAATGCCTTCTTTGATGTTGCCGATATAAATTCCGCGAAAACCCTTAAGTGATGGGTGAGGTTCTGCCACCACAAAACAACCCTGTCTGGTCGCCTCAATCGCCCTATTTGCGCTTTTGTAGGTTTCGGTTGCCGGGATCACTACTATATCGGCACGGGCAAATTCTTCTAGCATGGTCTCATAAGACCAAGGAATTGTGCCCCCAAAGTTGGAGACCACCCGCAAAGGGTAATCTGCCAAGTCCGGCAATATTTTTTGTAAGCTGTGCTTGTTAACAGCGTGTCCATACCATAAAAGGTTAGTGCCCTTGCAATGGGGTATGGCCTCTGGGAATTCAAATGGGTCTGGGATAACCACCGCATCCCGGCCCAATGCTTTAATCCTACGGGCCATCTCATCGGTTGGACAGGTCACCACATCGGCAAGGCGCAATGCCTCGGCGTAATGTGTCCAATCAAAATGGTCATCACAGAAATCCACCACAATCCATGCGCCTCGGGCTTTGGCCCGTGCCATGTCCATCAATTCATTGGCTTGGGGTTTGGCAAAGATTAGGGTATCTGCCAGCAAATCATTTATGTTTGCCCATCCCGCGCTTGGGATTCTTGCTCGATACCGCCAGCTTGCCGAGGTCTTATCCCCCCAATGGATGAACGAAACCCGGTCATTTGGCTTGTAATCTTGGTCGATAATCTGCTGCAATGCCGCACCATTTTCCATGCGTTTTTTAATGATTGCTTGAATCAGGCCATGTCCATACGCCTCATAAGTGGCATCGGGCAAATAGTCGTAATAGGTCTGGAAATGCTCTGCTTGTAAGGCCATAGACGCATTGCAATAGAACGGCTCACCATCTGGCTCAATCCTGACCTCTAGTAGCTTATCGCCCTCTTTAAGCCCATCGCCGTTGACCCTAAGAGTTTCGCCATCGTTACAGGAATCAAACCCAAACAAGGCAAAGTGCCGCCAGCCCAAGACATAAAACAACGATATAGCCCTAAGACCCGAGGTAGTCCCACCGCCTATCAGCAAAGACTTAGCGGGGCGGTCTTGGCCCTTCATCACATAAGGATGCCAGATTGTGACTTTGCGGCCTTCCAAGTTGTCAAACATTGCCGGGTGGCATTGTGAGGCAATCATGTAATGCACCCCGTCTTGGGGCTTATAGAAAGAAATGCGATGTTCTTGGGGGTCAATTGCCAATGCGTAATCTGGCATCACCCCGTTGTCGATTAACCAATCGTGTGCCCCTTTGATTGCCACTATGGGCAATCCTTGGGCTTTCATCTTCTTAATGAGTTCTATCTGTCCCTTGACACTTGGCGCACTAGCTACCAAAACAATCGTCCCATCCTTGGGGGGTTCGCTTTGCTTGACTTGTGGCAGTCCCCGCGCTATTGCGGATTCCATGTTTGTAAATAGTGTCTCATCATCTGCGACACATTTACCAGTTATCTTGAGAGGTAAAAAACTCATTAAGAAAAACCCCCTCCTTGTGAGAGGGGGCTAGGTTTAACCAGCACCAACCATCATCAGGCCAGCGTTGTTAACCACACAGAAAGGTGCGGATGCACTCGTTGCCGAGGTGTTAGCCACAATACCTTGGATGAAACCAGCCGACACAGTAGTATCGTCCAATGATCCAGCGGTAGAGGTGGTGTACAAAGGCACTTTAGGTTGGCAAGCAACCAACAAGTTAACCTTAACCACACCATTCAATGCCACCCAGCCGTAGTAGCTAGAGGCAATTGCGGTTTGGGCAAAGCCAACCATGTTCCAACCCAAAGCAGCGGCATTAGTCGTGGTGACAGGTACTGCGCGCAGGACAGGCGTTTGAGACGCGCTATCACCATACGTAGACATGATCACCGCATCGTAAGCGTTGATAGTGGATTCGGCGCGAACAAAAATGTAAGTGCCGTTATTGGAGGTAGTGACCCGAGTTCCCGGAGTGACCGGGAAAAGAGTCGTTGAACCAGCAGAGGTTGACGCATAGGTTGCCGTCAAGTCAATGCCAATTTTGCCGTCTGTTACGTAATCTGCCATTTTGATTACTCCTTATTCGGTCATGATGCCTTGGAACTGGAGTCCCGAGGCAGTCATATTGCCAGCCCAGCCAATCAAGCGCACGATGGCATCTTGGTTGGTACTCATACGCTCATCGCCGATGGGGACGAAATTGCGGTTCTGGTGGGGTCGGAAGAAGATGTATTTCGTGTTAAGGAAATAACCAGTACTGGTCGGAATGTTGCCGCCAATACCGCCGTCCAAGACCACATCAGCGTTCATGTACTTTGATGCAACAAAGCCAAGCTCTGCCATCTTCGATGAACCGGGGAAACGCTGGATGTTTTGCAGGGAAGACATAAAGAATCCCCACAAGTTGTTATCCAACAGGATCAAGTCAACAACATCGCTGCCGCGACTGGTCTTGGCATACAGGCGGTTAAAACCAGTCTGAATGTTGGAACTAGATGCGCTTGCGCCGAGGTCGCTGGAGAAGTCAAAAGTCTGGTTTTGCCAGAATGACCAAGTGGCTCGGTCAATACCGCCAACCACACCCGTGCTGGGACTTGCAACCACCATAGCTTGCAGACCAGTAATCTGCTTGCCGTTGTTGGCTGTGCCGTCCGAGTAGATACCAGTCGAAATCAAGTTTTCAATGGATGCCTCTGCAACGTCCAAACGGGCATCAAACAAATCAATGATTTGCTCTTCGCCGCTGTTTTGCAACATTTCAAGGCCATTGATTGTGACCGCAACTGCTGCCTGTTTAATCGGGAACTGTGCCGCGCTGATCACATCCGCAGGGGAGATGTTCAACGTTTCAGCGCCCGAGTAATACATGGCTGTGCTGTTTGCTTGGAATGACAACTCTTGCAAGATTGTCGAACCACCAGAGAAGGGCTTGTAACGGCCTTTCTCGCGCAGACGGGTCAGCAACGCATTGTTTTTGGTCACGTTGTCGGCAACGATGCCGGAACGGGATTCAATGGTGGTTGCTAATACGTCTGAGTAATTACTATTGGCGTATGCCATAACTTTACTCCTTTTTAACCGACTTGCCGGAGCGCATTGGCTATCACGGCACGCCTGTCAGATTGATTTGTGACAAAACTAGGAGATGCGCTCGGTGCGCCCCTCACTTGTACTGCCGCCGTTTTTGCTCTTTGGACTTGATTTGCCGCTTGCATAGATTGTTGCTGTTGAGCATAAATCTGTTGCGCCGTGGTTGGGTCAAGCCTTACCGCCGTGTCATAAGCCAATTGCAATTTCTCGCGCTCGGACATTTGACTTGTGTCACCTAGAACCTGTGGCGCTTGGAGAAGCTGCAACATACGTTCAGAGACTGCCTCAAAATGCACGTTTGCGGGGTCGCTCGCAAACTGCTGGATAACCGAGAGTGCCCGGCTTTCATTCTGTTTCTGCGCTTGGTACTGGCTTTGCGTAATGTGCGCGGTTAGCTGTTGTACCTGTTGCGCTAATTGATTATATTGATTATCTTGGGGTTGTGGTTGCTCACCGCCAAAAAATGCCGCCACTTGATCCAAAGGAATCTGAAACTGCTGAATCATCTGGGCTACAGCTTGGCTTTTCTGCTGTGGTGTGCCCGTTCTCAGCAATGCCGCCGTTTGGAGCAATGGCCCGATTGCCGTTGCTGGGGTTGCATTCTCGTTTCTCAGCATCCATTCATAGGGCTGGAATAACTCAGTTATTGCCCGTGCCTCGGCATCTCGGCTTTTATAGGTATTGATCCCACGCTCAAAATCGGCCTCACGCTGGGCAATGGCTTGTTGGAGTTCGGGCGGTGCTTTTTCCCAATGATCTTTTAACTCAAGCCGCAATGACTTGGGCATTTCTGCGCGGGTTGGCGCATCAGATGTTGGGAATTTGGGTTCTTTAGGCGCAAACTTGCCCGATTCACGGGGTTGGCTTGCTGCGTGTTTACCCCGATTAGTGGGGTTTTTAGATAATGCCTCGCGGATAGTGTCCGCACGGCTTTGCGGTTCTTCAACCGCTGACGTTTCAACTGACGGGGTTTCTGGTGCTGGTGTTTCTACTGTGTCGGGTGCGACAACTTCGTTTTCCATTTACCTCATCCTTTTCATTTGGTCTAGGGTCATTTTAATCATCTCTTTGCGCTCTGGCATGGGGCGATTATGCAACCGATTTGCCATTTCCACATTTAAGTTGGACATTTTATGCGGAGAAATAGGCGCACCGGGGCGGTCAAACTCTTGAACCATAGCCACTTGGCCCTTTAATCGCTCTCGGTGCTGTTCCTTTTTCTTGTTCCATTCTTGCTGTGCATATTTCACATCCGAATGGCCCATCTCAATGGAATCTGTCCTTTTAAGATGCTCGCGCCATTGGGCCTTGCCCATGATCATTGCCCCATCTGGGGATCGGAATGGCTCAAAGTCCCCATAAACCATTAAACCCTCGTTCATGGGCGCATTGTGCTTTTCATACGGCTCTGTGCCGTCAGATGGATAAACCCAAGTAGTTCTCAAAGAAACTCCAATAAATCCTCAATATCTTGCTCATCTCGCTCAAATTCTATCCTTGCGGATATTTGTGCGATTTCCTGCATAACTCTATCGTAGTTTATTTCTGTCTGCGCCGCAAGCATGATTGTTTGCTCGGGGGCTGTGGTAATAAGTTCCCGTTCCTCGGGGGGAAGGCCAAAAAGTGCCGTTTTGATCTTTACCCGGCGCTTTTCCTCTTCTTCCCTGACCCGTTTTGTGTCCTTGTCGCGTTCATCAAAGCCAAAGTGCCCACCCAGCATCACCTCTTGGGGTGGCGGCTCTATCGCCGCGCCTATTGTGGCAAAAGGTAATTCAGCAAAGGCCGCATATCCAAACACTTATGCACCCCATTTGGCAGTCAGTCCATCGGCGTATGTTTTATTGACAATATCAGTCGCGGCGCTTGGGGCTGTGGATATTGTGCCCGTGGTCAAGCCCACCGAGGTTATATCTGTGTTTGCCCCACTCTTTGCCGCCGTAAGGTTGGTTCTGGCATCTGTTGCCGTTGTGCCGCCCGTACCGCCGTTAGCCACCGCCACAGTCCCGGTGACATTGGATGCCGTGCCCGTGGTGTTTTGGTTTAGGGTTGGAATGTCTGAGGCTACGATTAGCCGAAACACAGGCACACCATCAGCGTCATTGGGTGCGGCTAGAAAATACTTTGCTGTTTTGACAGCGTAGGGGTTTAGCGTGTCGCCGTAAGCTGACGATAAGCTAATGGCAGGGGTAGCGCCACCAGATGATGCAACCGGGGAAGTTCCAGATACTGATGTGACTGTGCCTGATGTCGGTGTTGTCCAAGTAGGCGTAGCGCCAGCGCCAGCAGAGGTTAAAACTTGCCCAGATGTGCCCTGACTGCCATCAAAACTGGTTATGCCCGTAACACTCAAATCAACAAAACTGCCATTTTTCGGGGTTATTGCACCAATGGTAATGTTGTCCATCGTCCCGGCATTTGTGGGCGCAATCTCTACCGATCCCGTGCCGGATGGTTTCATGTGTACATGGCCCGTACCCGTTGGGCTTATGTCTACTTGGGCATTTGTGCCGTTAATGTTTGTTGAAACATTTAGCGAAAGATTATCCCCGCCGCCAGCCCCCATATTAATCTGGGTTGACCCCGCTGAATTTTTAAGGGATAAACCAGCCGAATTTGTAGCTTGTATGGTTGCTGTTGTTAGACTTGTTAGGCTTGCCGTCCCCCCAGTAATAGCCACCGCATTGGCATTTTGCGTTGACATTGTGCCCAAACCGCTAATGTCAGTATTGCTTAACGACACTTCACCCGTGCGCCCAGCTACCGAAATTACCAATTTTTCAGCAGGCAGGGTTACAAATACGTCTTTTGTCCCGTCTGTCAATGTCAGCTTTGACCCGCCAGCGCTTGAACTAATGACAGTATCCCGGCTAAGTGTCCCCGCCGTATACGTGCCAATGCCTACCTCCCATTGGGTAGTGCCTTGAATTGTGTAATACGTGGTGTTGCCGTTGCCAAGCGCTGAAAAGCCTTGAAACCCCGTAACCGCCCCATCCAGCGTTAATGTGCCTGATCCTGTTGTGGTTGTGGTTTCCCGCACCCGGTCAAGAAGAACCAAACTCATGTGATCAACTCTACACCCGCTGCTCTACCATCTGGGCCTCGGACAATCCGCTTGGGTGCAGATATAGCCTGCATAACCCCGGTGATTTGTCCCAGCGTCTGCCCGTGCATATCGGCTAGGCGGTTAATTGCCTCGCTCATGCCGTCACCTAAGTTAGCGTCAATTTCCTCAGATGCCGCCAATTGTGCGCTCAATGCCGCTTGGTCTAGCCCTGCCTTTGCGCCAATCTGGGCCACCATGATTCGGGTTGCCGCATCAAGTTCAGCTTTCCAGCGGTCATATTCCTCACGGCCTTGCATCTCTCGGGCTTTGATTTGCAATTCTTGGTTAGCCATAGCCTGTTGGAATTGCTCTTTCATCTGCTCAAGTTGCATATCCGCTTGAGTTTTGGCCTGTTGCATCTGCATCTCAAGCTGGGCGTTAGCCTGCGCCAATTGCATCTCGGCTTGCATTTTCATCTGCTCGCCTTGCGCTTGTGCTTGCATCCGCATCTGCTCGGCTTGTTGCTCGGCCTGCATCTTCATCATCTCAGGATTAGGCGGGGGCTGTTGCATAGCCTGTTGCGCCTTAACCTGTAGCTGTTTCATGGCCTGTTCAATGGCGCTTTCTAACCCACGCCCTGCGCGGTATCGGCGCACCATGAACAAAAGCATCTCCGAGGCCATCGGCAACAATTCGGGCGCACCTTGCACCATCGGCAAAGTGTTTTGCAAGAACCCACCAATAGCGCCAATTGCCTCTTGTGCGTTTTGCTTTTCAGCTTGGTCATCAATCTGGGCAAGGGAATCGCTCTCCACAGCTATGTGGTAGTCCCGAATTGTCCCGCTGGACAGCATCTGGATTGCGGCTTGCAACAATTGCGGGTCTTGGCCCTCTGGGGTATTCATCACCCCAGACATTTCAACAATCAACTCAGGCGGGTAAAACTTACAGATAATCTGCGCTTTTAACTTGAATATGTCAGACGCAAACCGGGCCACATCGCCCTGACTGCTTTTTAGTCTCAAGCTGCCAAAGTTGGCTTTTAGCTGTTGTGCGCCTAGCGTTTCTTGTGCTTTGCTTGCGCCCCGCAAAATGTCGCTAATTCCGCAAATCTCATAAATGATCTGCTTGACCTGATCCCGCGCCCCGTACAACTGCGCCAGCGTTGCAACGATCTGCGAGGTGTCCATCATATTGATCGCACCCTTCAAACCGCCCTTTTCGCTCATTGCGGCCCAGCCCGTCACCGGGAATAGCTTGTTATCCACCCCCTCGGTAAACAGTCGGCCCAGTTCCTTAAACTCGGCGTTAAACACACCCACCGCTTTACAGGCTTTTGTGAGCAAGAATATGCGCTGGGTCAGGTTATCAAGTTCTTGGGCTTGGTCTTCATACTGGCAGTAATCCGGCACGGGGATCATTGTCCCGGTGGTGGTGGTTGCCAGCAAAGGCCGTGGGCATGGGAAGAATTCTTCTA